ACTTTTATGAGGGCAAAAGAGGATTTTGACCAAAACAGCAAACGGGGGAACTCCAGCACTCGGCCATGACGCGTAAACTCAGCAACCTCGAGATCGGAACGGCGCTCGGCATCACCGCGCAGCGCGTCAGCGTGCTTAAACGCGAAGGCCTTCCCACGGACAGCATCGAAGCCGCCCTGGCTTGGCGTGCCGCTCGCGACGAGGCCCGCCGTGCCCAGGCGCCGAAGGCCGCGCCGGCGCAGCTCGACGACGGGACGCTGGCCGACACCATCGCCGAACACCGGGCGCTGGTCGGTCGGGCCCGCAGTGTCTGGCAGGCCGCGATGGATGGGGGAGACCCCAACGGCCCGAAGTATCAGACTAGTTACAACCAATCCCTGAAGACCCTGATCGCGCTCGAGGAGGAGCAGGAGCGCCGGCTCATCCTAGCGAAGGACTACATCGCCGCGAAGGAAGCGACGGAGGCCATGCGTCAACTGATGGGCGAGGTCGTCAACCGTCTCGACAAGCTCGCCCTGGACGTGGCCGAAGGGTGCAACCCCGAGAACCCGGCGAAGGCCGTGAAGGCGCTCGAGGCCTGGGTACGCAAGACGAAGGCCGACCTCTCCGCGAACGATGACGAAGCGTAAGCCCAAGCCCAGGCGCAAGCCGATGCCGAAGCCCTCGCGTCCGTTCAAGCGCAAGCCGAGGAAGTGGTCGGAGCTTTCCGACGAGCTTTATCGTCAGCTGAAGGAGGCTGGCCTGTATGAATAAATCCGACCTTCTCCGCATCGGTAGGGACGTCCTGCGTCCGTCTGACTCCAGCGACGTGGTCGAGTGGCTGGAGGAGAACGTGCTCGCAATCCCTGACTCGCCGATGCCCGGGCCGTTCCGTTCGGAGCGCACGCCGTGGATCGCAGAGGCCTTGCGCATCTCGGCCGACCCCGAGACGAAGATGCTGACCGTCCTCGCGAGCATCCAATCTGGCAAGTCTCTCTTCGCCCGCCTGCTGACGTGCCACATCATCGCGAACGCTCCAGGCCCGACGGCCGTCTTCCAGTCCACCGACGCCGAGGCAAAAGACTTCGCCCTGCGCTACATGCGGCCAGTGTGGAACAACTGCCCGCCGGTCAAGGCACGCATCTCTGTCGACGACATGGATCGCTCGACGACGACCGACTTCGACCGCATGACGCTTTACTGTCGAGGCCTCTGGAACGAAGCGAACCTTCAGCGCCTGTCCCTGCGTTACACCATCGCCGACGAATGCTGGATGGCCCCGCCAGGGCACCTCGCCGAACTGAGCGCGCGCGTGACGGCCTTCGGCTGGATGGGCAAACGCATCTTCATGTCGCAGGGCGGACGGGCCGGGCAGGAGTTCCATCAGCTGCACGAGACGACCGACCAGCGTGATTGGAACTTCCGTTGCCCGAAATGCGACCACCTTCAGCCGTGGGTATGGGAGCAAGTCCGCTTCCCCGACGAGGCGAAGACGACCGGCTCCTGGGATCTGCACAAGGTTAGCACGGGCACGACCTACGAATGCGCGTCCTGCCAGGCCAGGTTGCCTGACAATAACGCGACCCGCCTTGAGGCCAACCGACGCGGCGCCTTCGTGGCCACGGCATCGGCCGCCAATGCCGGTTATGTCGGCCTTCACTGGAACAGCCTTGCGACGATGAGCTGGGGCGAGCTGGCCGTGATGATGCTTAAGGCAAAGGAGGAGTTTGACGTCTACGGAAGTGACGACAATCGACGCCAATTCAAACAGAAGAGACTCGCCATGCCCTGGGCCGAAGAGGGCGGCGAGATCGTGAACATCGCACAGGCCGCCAACTACAACATGGCCGACGACTGGGAAGGCGAGTCGGTCATCACGCCGAAGGGCAAGGTCGTCGACCGCGAGGGAGCGCCCGAAGGCTCGTTCCCGTTCCGCACGGCGGGCATCGACGTGCAACGTGGGTTCTTCTATTGCGTGATCCGCCGGTGGAGTCGCACGGGGCACAGCCGCCTGAAGGCCTTCGCGAAGATTGACACATGGAACGACCTCGAGGCCTTCGTGAAAAAACACGGCGTGCATCAGGCGCTGGTAATGGTCGACTCCGGCGACCAGGCAACGGACGTCTATCGGCAGACCGCGGCCCGTGGCTGGAAATGCGCGAAGGGCTCAGGCAACGAAGACTTCTCGGTCTCGACGAAGGACGGGAAGACGACCCGCCGCTTTTACTCTGACAAGCAGGCCATCATGGTGCCCGGGCTCCAGGCTCGGGCCATCCTGATCGTCTGGTCGAACCTCGCCGGCAAAGACCTCCTGCACGGCCTACGCTCGCGTAAAGTATTCACCTACTCCCTCGACGCCGGGCAGGACTACGTCGACCAGATGAACGCCGAAGTCCGCGTGAAGGACAGGCGCACGGGCAAGCCTCAGTGGCTCCTGCCCCAGGGGAAGAAGGACAACCATGCTTTTGACTGTGAACTCCTCGGCCTGCTGGCGGCCGTCCGCTGGGGCATTGTCGGCAAGGAAAGCACCGAAACCGACTTGCAACCCGCGTGAACCTTGCGACATTACAGGCAAGCGGCGGCGTCTATGGTTGCGGGAAGAAGAGCTCGTGGCGTGGACATGGGCGTCGCCGCCCCCTCCGTTGCCAATTACCGCAAGATTAAATGGCACAAGGTATCTTCATCGGCCTGACGGAATGCGAGCTACTCGACCTCAAGGCGAAGGCTCTTCAGCTCATCATGGACGGAAAGACGCTGATGTCTTACTCTGACTCCGGCTCGTCGGCGACGAAGCAGTTCGCTTTGCCCCCGAAGGAGATGCTTAACGAAGCGATGTTCGCCCTGTCCCGCCTCGACCCGAAGAAGTATGGTCGCCGCTCGACGATGATCTACTCCCGCTGGGACAATCGTTACGACTAATCTATGGCCCCCCGCAAGAAAGACCAGAAGCCCGCCAAGTCTTCCGCGAGGAAGAAGCCGACGACCGCGCCTCAGGCCGCGTCGACGTCCGGGCCGACCTTCAACAATCAGTACAGCGGGAACCAGTGGGGCTCGACCGTCCAGACCTACGCCCGCCGGGTCATCTACGCTCCGCAGCCGGACGACCTCCGTCGCGACCTCTCGCCCTGGGATCGCAACGAGATGGTCAAGAAGTGCCGCTGGGCCGAGCGCGAGTCCGCCCTGTTCCGCCAGATCCTGAACGACCTCTGCATCTACGTCGTCGGCGACGGCATCAAGCCCCAGGCGCACGCCGACAACCCCGAGACATCCCGCCTTTACGAGGAGTACTTCGCCCGCCAGTCCAAGCGCATCGACGTCTCCGGCAAATCCTTCTACCAGTGTCAGGCCATCCTCATCCGTGCGCTTATCCGTGACGGCGACGCCTTCGCGCTGAAGGTCGTCAACGGCGACCGCGCCCAGATCCAGACCATCGAGGCCCACCGCGTGGGCGACCCTACGGACGCCGACACCCCTTCCGACTGTTGGGACGGCATCGGCTTCGGCAAGTACTACGAGCCGATTTACTACAACGTCTACAAGGCCGACGGCTCGTCGAAGAAGATTGAGGCTCAGTCCGTGATGCACGTCATGGACACTGAAACGACCTCTGGCTCCCGCGGCGTGCCGGTGCTTCAGTCGTCCCTGAACAGCATCCAGGACGTGAAGGAAATCCTCGAGCTCGAGCGTCGAGCCGTGAAGGATAACGGCGACGTGACACGCGTCATCAAGAAGGGCTCCGGCTTCCTCGACGACGACGCGGCCTCCGAGATCTCGTCGAACCACAACTCCGCCGAGAACATCGCAAGCCAGATGGGCGGCAAGGCCATCGTGCTCGAGGCCTCTGACTCCTTCGAGTCCTTCGAGAGCAAGCGCCCGAACAGCACATTCGTCGGCTTCCTCGCGGCGCTGGAAAAGGACATCTGCTCCGTCCTCCCCTACGAGTTCGTGAAGGACGTCACCGCCGCCGGCGGAGCTGGTGTTCGCCTCGTGACCGCCAAGTCCGCCCGCGTCTTCGGCAAGTATCAGAACGTCATCATTGAGTCGTTCTGCCAGCCGACTTGGGAATACATCATCGCCGACGGCATCGCGAAGGGCGAGATCCCTGACGACCCCCGCTGGTGGGCCGCTTCCTGGACTACCCCTAAGTCCGTCACCGTCGACGCCGGCCGTGAAGCCGCGAACGACCGGGCAGACATCGAGATGGGCCTCATGTCCATGTCCGAACTCTACGGCCAGCGCGGCCTCGACTTCCGCTCCGAGATGGAGAAGCGTGCCGCCGACATGGCGCACATCCAGAACCTTGCGAAGCAGTACGGCATCCCGTTCGAGCTGCTCTTCCGTCCGACGAACACACCGCTCGGAACGGTCGCCGCGGTCGACACCGCCGAACCGCTCCCCGGAACAAACCTTAACGAAAATAAATAATGCGCTTCCTATCCCATGCTCTCAAGGGCCGTGAGCCGATGCTCATCGACCCGTCCAAGGCCCAAGACCACGCGGCGCTCGCCGAGAAGTTCGGCTTCTCCGACATGCTCGCGCAGCTCTTCGGCGTCGCCCCTGCCCCCTACATCCAGGACGGCGTCGGCGTCATCCCCATCGCCGGCGTGATCGGCAAAGGCCTCTCGCCCCTGGAGCGCATGATGGGCGCCGTGGACGTGAACGAAATCTCGGCCACCGTCGACGCGATGGCGGCCGACCCTGCGGTCGAGAAGATTGCCTTCAACATCTCCTCCCCTGGCGGCACCGTCACGGGCGTCGAGGAACTGGCGAACAAGATCCGCGACCTTGCCAAGCCGACGATGGCCTACACGGACTCCGAGATGGCTTCGGCCGCTTACTGGCTTGGCTCTCAGGCCGACCGTGTCGTCGCCTCGCCTTCGGCCACCGTTGGCAGCGTGGGCGTCTACATGGCCATCCCTGACATGTCCAAGCTCTACGAGGCCTCGGGCGTCCGCATGGTCGTCATCAAGTCCACGGGCTCCCCGCTGAAGGGCGCCGGCATCGAGGGCACGTCCCTCTCGGACGAGCAGATGGCCGACCTCCAGGCTTCGGTCGACGGCATCCACGAAGACTTCAAGGCCGCCATCCGTGCCAAGCGCAAGATGGTCGCCGACTCCGCCCTGCGCGGTCAGGTCTTCTCCGGCAAGCAGGCCGCCGCCCAGGGCCTCGTGACGGGCCTCGCCGACTCCTTCTCCGCCGCCCTCCGTTCGTTCTGATGGCGATCAGCGTCCCAGACTACGTCGTCGACGCGGCCAAGCGTGGCCTTGCATGGCACGCCGAAGGCAAGTCGGGCGACGGCGTCACGGACAAGACCCTGCGCGAAGCCCGCGAGATGGCGCAAGGATCCGTCTCGGAAGACAAGCTCCGCAGGATGGGCCCGTGGTTCGAGCGTCACCGCCCGGACATGGACGCCCCGAAGAACAAGCCCTCGAACAAGGACTTCCCTGGAGCCGGCGCCGTGGCGTGGGCCTTGTGGGGTGGCCCTACGTCGGGCGACATCATGCGCACAGCGGACTGGTGCAAGGCCAAGGTCGAGCAGCTCGACCGCGAGGCCGGAGCGTCCGCCCTTTCCTCCCCTCAGACTTTAACCCAAACAGACACGACAATGCCCCGCATCTTCACTGACATCGACGACACGATCCTGAAAGACGGCCAGCCCGTCGAGCGCGTCATCGACTACATCGACGAGACCGCCGAAGAGGTGGTCATCCTGACCAACCGCCCCGAGTCCGACCGCGAGAAGACCGTGGCCGACCTCGCCGCCACCGGCCTCGAGTACCAGGAGCTGATCATGAACGACGGCTCCGAAGAGGCGCCTGTCTTCAAGGCCCGCGTCATCAAGGAACGCCTGGACAAGGGCGAGCGCGTCGACCTGTTCATCGACAACCGCGCCGACAGCCGCGAGGCCGTGGCCGCCCTGGGCGTCGAAGTGATGGCCCCCGAGGACGTCCCTGAGGTCGTCGAGGAAGAGGAAGAGGTCGAAGACGAGGTCGAGGAGGAGGTCGCTCCGGAGGCCAAGGTTGCCAATTCCCGCAAGATTAAGATGACCATCGAAGAACAGCTCGTTAAGGCCGCGGCCTCGCTCGCCGGCCTGACCGCCGAACGCGACGACCTCCGCGCCACCGTGGAGAAGCTCACCGTCGGCGCTTCCTCGGAAGCCGAAGCCCTCAAGGTCGAGGCCGCTTCCAAGGATGCGAAACTCGCCGAACTGACCGCCGCCCTGGAATCCTCCGCGAAGGAAGCCTCTGAACTGAAGGCCAAGGTCGAAGAGCTCGAAGCCGGCAAGGCCAGCGCCTCGAAGGAAGCCGCGAAGATCGTCGCCTCCTTCGGCACCGAGCCCGTCGAACTCCCCAAGGGCGACTCGCCCGTGAAGATGAGCAACGCCGACATCAAGGCCGCTTATCTCGCCCTCCCCGCTGGTCAGGCCCGCATCGCGTTCTTCAACGCGCACAAGGCCGCTCTCATTTCCCTCTAACCCTCACCCAATAAAATACAACTATGGCTACTGTCCTCCCTACCGCTCCGGCTATCCTGTCTGACTACATCGTCCAGACCGTCGCCGGCAAGCTCCCGATCCTGAACAACGTCTCGGTCAACCTCTCGGCCTCCGTCGGCCGCGCTGGCAAGACCGTCTTCGTGCCCATCATGGGCGCCGGCACCGCCTCGGAGTTCAACAAGGCGACCAACAACCTCGCCGACGTCGACGGCGCGACGATGACCTCCTCGAGCGTCACCCTCAAGCACTTCAAGTACGTCGATGAGTTCTCGCCCCTGGACATCCAGGAGTACGGCATGCAGTACCTCATCAACGCCTACGCGAAGACCGCTGCTCAGGCCATCGTCGACAAGACCTGGGAAGAAATCGGCTCGGTGTTCACCGCCGCCAACTTCGCCACCGAAGAGACCGTCACCGTCGCCAACTTCGGCTACGACGACGTGACCAACGCCCAGTTCCTCCTCGACTCCGCCAAGGCCGGCCAGCCCCGCTCCTTCCTCGTGGGCAACGGCTACCTGAAGTCCCTCCGCGACGACTCGAAGATCTACGGCTCCCTCAACCCGGCTGCCAACGCCGTCGTGACCACCGGCTCCATCGGCCAGGTCGCCGGCATGGACATCTACCAGTGGAACCAGATCCCGGCCAACGGCGAAAACCTCGCCGGCGTCGCCATGGGCCCTGACTCCCTCCTCGTCGCCACGGGCATCCCGATGGCCGAGATCGCTGGCTTCACCTCCAGCGTCGCCACCGCCGAGTCTGGTCTCTCCGTCCAGGTTCTCGTCGGTCAGGCTGAGACGGGCAACATCCGCTGCATCGCTCAGATCCTCGTCGGCGCCAACAAGGGCCGTTCGACCTCCGCCGTCCGTTACGTCACCGCCTAATAGCGGCCGACACGGCAAAGCAAGGCCCCCGGAAACGGGGGTCTTTTTTTGTGCCCTTTGCCAATCTCCGCAGGGGTATGAGTTTGTACGCTGAGTTCCTGCCCGACGCGAAGGAGATGTGCGCTGATTTTGCCGTGGCCGGTTCGGCCAACTCTGGAGCGATTACATTCGCCTGCCTTATCTCCGACCCCGCCGTGCAGACCGTGCTCGAGGCAGGGGGCTACATGGAGCGTACCCAGTACAATGTCCGTCTCCCCGCTGCAACGGCCTCCTGGAGCCTTCCAGACGGGTCTACGGGGGCATCCACGGCCATCATCGTCGGCGGCTCCGTCATCCCCTCCCTCGCCCAGGGCAAGAAGATCGTGGCCGGCGGTAAGAACGTCCGCATCACGACCCAGTCCTACAAGCCCGGGTCGGCGTGGGTCACGCTCGTCGTCATCGACGACAACCAGTAATGCCCGCCAGTGTCTCCATCGAGCCGAAGTCCCTCGCGGAGTTCGTGGAGGCCTGCCGCCAATTCGCAGCTGGGATGAAGATCACCATGCGCGACGCCGTGCTCGAGCAGGCCATGCTGGCCTGTCAGGATGCGGCCAAGTTCACCCCTCCGATGCCAGTAGGCGGAGGCAACGGACTAAGCGCTGCGGCCAAGCGTGCCGGTCTTAACGCTGTTGCCGGAGACATCTCCAAAATCTTCGTGGCCGCTAACGACTCTTCGGCCCGCGGCGTGGTAGGTTTGGCGGTCAATCAGATCGCCTTTGCGGTAAAGACAGGCGACTTTGGGACATTCAACCGCATCATTGACGGTGGTCAGTTGAACGGAGCCTTCAAGGCCAAGAACATAATGGGCAAAATCATCGCCGACACTGACCGTCAGCGAGCATTTTCCAAGGCCAAGAACTGGCTTAACCGAGCTAGCCCCGTGAAGAATGAATACGGCGTGCAGGCCTACGCAGTAAACCTACGCTCAATCCATGACCAGGTCAAAGGTCGCCGAGGTGGACGCATCAAGAAGAACCAGCGTGCAGTCGCTGCCAAGATGCTTGTTCAGGATAAGTCTGTACTGGATGAATACGTGACAGACCGACAGCGCATGGTCGGAGCGATTAAGTCCGGATGGGCAAAGGCTTTGTTTTCCCTGCCGCGTCCAACAGATAATAACGGCCAGCAGGGCGAGCCCGGGGCCGAGCTGCGAAAGGCCGCTTGGGTTATCATGCATACCAGCGTCCCAGGAAGGAATGTCACAAACTTCACGGACAAGATCGCGGAAGTCTCCGTGACCAATGCCCTTGGCAACATCAACAGCATCGCCGACGAAGCCGACACGCTTGGCTTGGTCTACGGCAACCGCGTAAAGCAGATGCCTGCCATGTTGCGTTACCGCATGCGCAAACCTATTAACAAGTTTAACAAGAAATAACCATGTCCACACGTTCCATCCGCCACGTCGTCGAGGCGACCCTCGCGACCTACCTCTCCGCCCAGTCCGGCCTCGCAGGCGTGCAGATCCTGACGGGCGACAGCGCCGTCACGCAGACCCTGCCGAAGGCCGTCGTCCTCTGCGACTCGGCCCGGGCTCCTGCCGACCTCCCCGAAGGCCTGGGCAACTACGACTGCTCCGTCCGAATCACCCTCTTTTCCAACGCCGACGACACGACCTTGGCCGTGCACCGCGAGCGCTGCGCCGCCGTCGCCGGCAACATGCGGGACGTGGGGTCTATTCAGGCCGCCTTCGTGGCCTCGGGGGACGCGACCTGTTACGACGTGACCTACCGCTCGGAAGACGAAGGGGTAGACGAGCGCTCCTGGGCGACGTCCTTCTCGTTCGACATCCTGACCGTCCTCCCTCCCGCCTGAGAGGTTGCCAATTAAAGCAGGAGTAAGATGAGCGAAGTAAATGACGGCGTTGTCTGCCTCTATGGAATTGGCCCCGGCCAACTGGCTTCACTTTACGTGCAAAGCTACTCCGTGAGCTCCGGCTTCAACAACACCGGCACGGTCGTTGACGAAGAAGGCAACACGGTGACGGCTCGTTACGACGACCGCCGCTCCGAGATCACCGTCGAGGGCGTGGCCAAGGCCACCAGCGTCCCGCAGCTCGGCGCGACCCTTACCTTCACCGCGAAGACCGCCTCGGCCTACCCTGGTGGAGCGGCTTCGGTCAGCTTCTCTGGAACGGTGACAAAGGTCGACGACCGTGGCACGAGCAAAGGTTTCGTCAGCGTGTCCATCACGGCTGAGTCCTACGAGCTCATCACCTACTAATTGACACCCCCGCAAGGGGAGTAGTCTCAAGGGAGTGGATCGTCGCTTCCTGAACGCATACATCGACCCGGCGCCTTTTCGGCTGCTGGGTCGAACTCTTTACCCCTGGTGCCTCAAGTACCGCGTGCGCCTGATGGCCTTCGAGTCGCCTCTGGTCGTGCCGGGCAAGGAAGTCTCGCCGGCCGACCTTCTCTTTGCCTGCCAGGTCTGCGCCGAGGAGCCGCTTGGCGAGGTCGGTATCATCGACCGCTTGCGCCTCTCGCGGCTTAACGACAACCCCGCCAAGTTCCAACTTCTGCTCGAGGCCTTTGCCGGATACATCCTCGTGGACAACTGGCCGAAGTTCTGGGAGCAGTCCGCGAAGAAGGGCTCCCCTGGGAACAAGGGCATCCCTTGGCCGCTGGCCATCGTCGCGAACCTCATCGCCTGCGGCATCGACGAGAAGCGCGCGTGGGAGATGCCCGAGTGCCAGGCCATCTGGCTGAATTCAGCCCTGGCTATCCGCAAGGGTGCGGACGTGGCGATCATGTCGCCGGAGGAGGAGGCCTTCATCGAGTCGCAGCTGAACGCCGGCGAAGGGGAGGCCCCCGTTGCCAATCCAGCAGGATAAAGAGCCATGGCCCAAGACCTGACCGTAAACATCAAGACGACCTCCGACGTCCCTAAGGCGATGGAGAAGTCGAAGACCGCCGTCGTCTCCTTCTCGAAGCAAATCGAAGACATCCAGAAGAAGTTCTCGACCGCGTTCAAGGACATCTTCCTAGGCTTCACAGCGCCGATGGTAATCCTCAACACCCTTGTCGGGGCCATCTCTGACAGGATCGCGGAAGCAAAGCGGTCTGCCCAGGAAGGATTTGACCTCATCGCTTCCGGCGAAACCAAGTTTGCAACCTCAGAAGAAAAGAAGTTCGCAAACTTCCTCAAGGTCAAGGCCGCGATGGAGAAAGAGCAGAAGGATGTCGAGGAGGGCAAGATCGAGATGACGCGCAAGTTCCTAGAGACCGAAGCCGGCAAGAAGTTCCTCGAACAGGAAGCGCGAGACTCAGGCCGGCGCCGTCAGCTCAATCCCAACGTTGCGGTTCATTATGAAAGCGTCCGCAAGGCCGCCATGGATGCTTTCCTGAACTCCGAAGAGGGAAAGAAGTTCAAACCTTTGTTCGAGGACAAGGAAGCCGAGAAGAAGGCCGGCACGTTCAAAGGCCCCGAAGGTTTCGGCACGGTCATCGGCGTGGGAGCAAACCCGGTCATGGAGAAGATGACCCGAAACAATGAAATCCTCGAGGAGATTAAAATCATCCTCCAGGAGCAGAGCATCCAGAACCGCACCGGCCAGGGCGTTCCTCCTCCCTTCACCGACCGCGTCGTCCCTCTGAGCGCAGCCAAGGAGGGCGTGGCTTAAATTTATGGCACAAGTAGCAACAGGCAAGGCCCTCCTCACCGCTGAAATTCAGCCCGGCTGGACGGTGCAGTCGGACGGCTTCGGCCTCATCACATCGACGACGACCTACAAGGCCGACATCGCGGCGCCGATCACGTCCTTCGAGCGCGGTCAGCCCCACCCCGACCCTTTCTATTCGTACCTCAAGGCGCACAAGTACCAGATCTCCTGGGACAACCTGAAGTACAAGACCATCAAGGTCGACTACGTCGGCATCGACCCGGACGTGGGCGGCGGCGTGCTTACCCTTGCGAACACCTCGGTCGCGAACGGCCTGACCGCCGAGAACATCACGACTCACCCCAACTTCTTCGTGGCCGAGCCTGGCTTCGGAGGAATGCCTCTCGCCGGCCTGCCTTCCGACTTCGGCGGCGCTTACGACGACTCGACCCTCGGGCCTCCCGTGACGGTCATCTCGGCGATCACCGGGAAGCCCGTCGTCGTGCCATCCTCCGAGGGCTACAATGGCGCGTGCTTTGAGACGGGTGCAGGCGGCCGCTTCATCGGCTTCGTCGACCCGGACGTCGCCGACCTTTACGGCAAGACTCAGTACCTCGCCCCGACCACGACCTATTCCGGCGTCATCTACACGACTTCCCCGTCCTTCGTGCAGGCTCTTTATGCCCTGCTCAACACGGCCACCGCTGGAAACTCCTGGGGCGTCTTCGTCCTCATCCCGGCTTGGGGCCCGACCGGGTCTGGCAAGTGGGGCAACGCGAACCTCCTCTCACAGGTCAACGTCGAGGAATACGGCTCGCTCTACAAGGTCATCTACGAGATCCGCTACTCGAAGGAAGGCTGGCCGCCCGACGTCTACAAGAACATCTGACCGATGGCTGTACAACCCGGAGTCGGCTACACGTTCACGGCCTCGAGCCAGGGGACGAACTTCAGCATCCAGACGCCCTGGGGAGCGTGGGCCGCGTACCCTCAGGACGACGGGCATCCCTTTAAGATCGTCAACGTCTACCTCCACACCTCGGGAGGTTCGACGACCGTCCGCTATCAGGTGCAGTCCGGCACGATTAACAACCTAGTCCCTCTCATCGACGACGTCACCACCGGCACGGATGTCAAACTAGACCGCGTAACCTCAGGCGTGGCCAATCCGCCCACGGCCGAGCTCGTCTCGTCCAATTATAACGCGACGACAAAGACCTCGTACATCACCCTCCGCGCCGGGCCTTCCTTGAGCACGGGAAACTACCCTGACCCAGACGACACGACGAACCAGTATCCCGTGATCATCGGAGGCAATACCTATCCAGTGACGCCGGATAACAACGTATGGGGCTTCCTGGTCATCGGAACCATCACCGTCGACAGCATCTCGGCACCGACGACCTTCACAGTCAGTCAGAACGTCACCGGCTCCCTCTGGTCTGACCGCCTCAAGGTCGGCGACCAGACCGCCCGCTACTACTACGCCCGCATCTGATGGGAGTCGTAATCGGACAGGACACAAGCGGATCGGTCAGCACATGGGCCTGGCTTCGTTCCCCTTTGGGGAATAACCAAACAGGTTACGACGGAGCGCAGCACAACCTTGAGTTTGACTCCCCCGGGTTCATGACCGCTGAAAACACATTTTTCCGGTGCGACCGCGGCCCTTTTTGGGCAACGCTTGGTTATCTGTACGTAACCACAACCGTTGACGCTCAGGTCGACATGTGGTTCAGGTTCGGCAGTCGAGGCGCGCGCATCCTCGTCATCGAAGACGAGCAAGAGCTGCTTGGGCGTCCGGCCGTACTTGATAATGCGAGCCAGACGATCACGATAACCCAAGACGCCTTTGAGGGGCCGTTTGGGTTTGGTCAGGAACTTGACCCGGACTCTGCGGACATCCTAGAGGTGCACGATTTCGAGCCATACTGAGCCCCCTTGCCAATCTGGGCAGGGGTATAAGACCCGATGAGCTGCTCTAACACCGCATTTTTCTCCCGAGGGGACAGTTTCGCCAGCGTCTGGACTTGGGTGCCTGGAGCAGGCGAACCCGCGAACCTCCTCGGAACGAGCATTCAGTCCACCTTGCTCGACAAGGCCGGCAAGGAGCACGACATGGCCATCATGATCGCGGTCGACGGCCTCTCTTTCACCACGACCTACCTCGGCGACACCTCCGACTGGGCGCTCGGCCTCGCGAGCTGGGACATCCGCTTCACGTTTCCCGGCGGCCCCGTGACCCACTCGACGATCTTCCGCGTCCAGGTTCAGGAAACCATCACCCAAGCTTAACATGGCGACCATCAACGGCACGTTCAACTCCCTCATCGCAGGCACGCTCTCGGGCACCGTCGCGACTCCTGGCGCTCCCGGCGTCGGCGTCCCCGCTGGCGGCTCGGCCGGTCAAGTCCTGGCCAAGGTCGACGGCGTAAGTTACAACACCGAATGGGTCAATGTCACCGCCTCGGCCGCATGGGGCACGATCACCGGCACGCTCTCGGCTCAGTCTGACCTCCAGTCCGCCCTCGATGCCAAGCAGTCCGTCTCGGGCATGTCGGCCTATCTGACGAAGGCAGGCAACCTCGCAGGCCTGACCGACCTCAGCGTCTCCCGTGACAACCTCAACCTCGGCACCGCCAACACCCCGGTATTCGCCGGCCTCACGGCGCAGGGCTCTGGCGCCAACGTCGCCAACCTCACGCCGACCTCGCTGACCCTTACGCACGCGACCTCGGGCTCTTTCGTAATCCAGCCCTCCCAGGGCATCGTCTTCCCCGACCTGACTATCCAGACGACCGCCTTCACGGCTTCGTCCCTTTCTGGATACGCCCCGCTGCTTTCTCCGGCGTTCACTGGAAATCCGACAGCGCCGACCCCGGCCTTCGGCGATAATGACACCTCCATCGCGACGACCGCCTTCGTCCAGGCCGGCCTCCTAGGCGGCACGGCCAACGCCCGGAACCTCGAGGTCGAAGTCCGCAACCAGTCCGGCTCGACCATCCCTGCCGGCTCCATCGTCTACATCTCCGGCGCCACTGGCAACCGCCCCCTGATCACGCTCGCCCAGGCGAACAATGACGCGAACTCCGCTCAGACGATGGGGTTCACGAAGACGAGCATCGCCAACAACGGCACAGGCTACGTCATCGTCCGCGGCGAACTCGAGAACATCGACACCTCGGCGCTGACCGAAGGCGCTCAACTCTACCTTTCCCCGACGACCCCTGGAACGTGGACGACCACGAAGCCATCGGCCCCTCAGCATCTCGTCTACGTCGGCATCGTCGTCCGCTCCCATCCTACTCTCGGCACGATCCTCGTCGCCGTGCAAAACGGTTACGAGCTCGAAGAGCTGCACAACGTCAAAATCACCTCGGTCGCCAACGGCCAGGTGCTGAAGTACGACTCCGCCCAATCCCTCTGGGTCAACGGCACGGACTCCTCGGGCGTGGCCTGGGGTGCCATCACCGGCACGCTGTCCAGTCAGACCGACTTGCAGTCTGCGCTCAATGCCAAGGCGAACCTCTCTGGGGCTACGTTCACGGGCAAGGTCAACTTCTCGCCCGTCGCTGGAGTGGCCGGCCTGAACGTCGGCATCGGCGGGACCAGCGCGGCCTCGACCACGGCCGGCGACCTTTGGATCGCCACGGGCGGTGCCAACCTTAATTTCCGTGACGGCACGGGAGCTTGGAAGGTTCTTGCTGCGTTGCAGAATGGAAACGTGTTCAACGCAGTTCAGGCCATCGACGTCAGCAGCGCCAGCACGGCCCTTCGCGTGACCCAGCGTGGCGCGGGCAACGCCATCGAGGTCGAAGACAGCACGACTCCTGACGCCACTCGTTTCGTCGTGGATCAGTTCGGCAAGGTCGGCATCGGCGTCGCCCCGGATGCGACCGCCGCGCTGAAGGTGGACACGAACGGCATCATGTTCGGCGATGGCACGACCCAGACGACCTCCGCAGCTCCGTTTACTGGTGGAGCAGTCACTAGTGCGATTACGGCGAATAGCGGCTCTAACGATAGTTACTTCTTCCACGATAAGATTGAAACGTACGTTGGCTCCTTCCGTGTCGTAATGTCTACCGACCCTAGTTATCCTGGGTTCGCGATTTACACGGGTGCTACTGTTAACCCTTCAATCTTTATCAATTCCGGTGGCATTCAGTTCCCGGACTCTTCCTATCAGACGACCGCATACATCGACGCCCCGTCCGACGGAAACTACTACGTTCGAAAGGATGGAGCATGGGTTCAATGCACCGTCGTCAGCATTTACGACAGCAACACCAGCACCAACTACAACTGTCTCACCGTATGATCACCGCAACCGTCTCGTTCCTTCTCGGCCTGGTCACGGGTCTGCTCGTGATGAGGAAGCATAAGGCCAAGGCCGACGCCATCGAGGCGAAGGGCCGCAGCCTGCTCGACATCCTGAAGGGTCGCTGAGTCTATGCGCCTGCTCCTGGTCATCGCCCTTGTGGCCCTGGCTGGGTGCAAGTCCAAGCCCGTGGACGAGCCGCTGCCTAAGCAGCCGGACGCCCCGACCAAGCCGGACGTCGTCGCCACCCTAGGCAAAGACCTGGACAAGACCGACCACCGAGTCGCCTCGGCCCTGGTCGCCATCGAGCGCAACGCCGACAAGCCGAAGGTCGTGGTCGCCGAGTCCCGCCTCGCCCAGTCCTATCTGCCCCAGCCCCCCGAGGCCGACGTCGCCTTCGCCGTGGCCCGTGCCGCCAAGGCCGACCCCGTGGACTACCAGAAGCAGATGGCCTTCGGTCGCCAACTCGCCACCGCCGTCAACAAGGCGTGGGAGAAGCTCGAAGCCCAGCAGGCCGAAGCCCTCCGCGTCTCTCAGCTGAAGGACGCCCGGATCGTGGAACTCCAGAAGGAGGTCGAGCGCGTGAAGAAAGACGCATCTTCCCAGACCTGGACGCTTGTCGGCGCAGGCCTCGCCGCCATCGGCGCCTTGTCCACGGCGTTCCTCGGCCCGCGTATCGGCATCCCCCTGCTCCTCTGCGGCGCCTTCTGCGGTTCCGTGCCCTTCATCATCGACTCGCCCTACTTCATGCCCCTTGCGGTCGGCACGATTGCCATCGCCGCCGGCCTCGGCCTCTGGTGGCTCTGGGACAAGGTTCGCGATGCGGTGAATAAGCCCTCTCAATCTACGCACGATGAGCCGCCGCAAGCCTAAGGTCAAAGTCGTCAGCCGACGCCTAGGCCGCGAGCGTGCCTGGGGTCAGGCCTTCATCGGCGAGAACAAGCTGGAGATTGACCCCCGCCTAGGCGCTCGCCGTTCCCTTGAGGTCTTAATCCACGAGGTCACGCACCTCGCGCATCCGGGCATGTCGGAGTCCGAAGTCGACCGCACGGGCAAGATGATCTGCGACGTGCTATGGTCGCAGAACTACCGCCGCGTCCTGCTCGAGCCGAACGCCAAGCCGCCCCGCATTTCGTGAGCGCCTCGCCCATCAATCCCGAAGAGCTGCCGTCCGAGGTTAAGGACGGAGTAGTCGCCGCCGTGCTAGGTGGACTGGCCATGACGGCCCGTCTTCTCCTCAGCACGACCCCCGTCTCCCCTGGCTGGGTAATCAGGCGCGTCCTCGCCGCCGGCATCACATCATGCGTCGCTGGTTACGCCATCGCCGAGCACATCCAAAGCCCGGGCCTTCGGATGGGCGCCATCGGTGCCATCGGCTACTGCGCCCCCGAGGCCTTGGACTACCTTCTCAAGGCCTTCAAAGCCCGAGCGGAAAAGGAAGTCGGCGAGATCGCCGGCAAGAAACCCAATGGCAAAGCAAAAGCCACAGGCAAAGGAAAGCGGAAGCGGTAATCTGCTGATGGCCGTCATCCTGCTGACGGGCTTCGCGGGCCTGTCGGCTCTTTCGTCGGCCTACATCGCCGGGTATGTCCTCGATACGCTCCAATCTCGGGACGCCCTGGTCATGATCGTGACGGACGCAGGCATCAAGTCGGACTCGGCCAGCGTCGAGCAGGGCCTGTCCTCCGCGACGATGGCGCTGAAGTCCGTCCGCGACCTAGGGTGGGCCTTGGCCGTGGGGTGCCTAGGGGTGGGGGTGGCGGTCTTCCTCCGTTCCCGCCGTCAAACGGCCTCCTGAGGGCAAGGAGAGGCCTTTAATGGGGTGTCCTATGGGCGACCTTAGGCTGGCTTTTGACCCCCTAAAAGCCCCTGTCAAAAGTTTCGGCAAAAAGGTTTGACGGAATGCATTAGCCGTGAGAGTCTGTCCGGGCACCACCGAAAACATGACCACCGCCGAAGCCCTCATCGCCCTCCGCA